ACTCTAGTAACAATAAGACCACGACCACGAGCAACCCAACTAACCCACTAACAAAAACCTGATACGTATCAGGAAACTAGGAGCAACTGACATGGCCGCGATCAACTTCGGCAAGACGGTAACGCTTAAGCAAGCTGCGCAGATCATCCTGTCCACCCCCAAGAACCGGTACCTACTGCAAGGTGAGCCGGGTATCGGCAAGTCATCCATCCTTGGGTACCTGTCTGCCGCCCTGCCTAATCACCTACCCGCGTACATTGACGTACCCAACATGGACCTTGGCGACATCGCCATGCCGGTTATCGACCACGACAAGAAGGTCACACGTTACTACCCCAACAGCCGGTTCCGTTTGCAGGAGGGCAAGCCCGTCATCATGATGTATGACGAGTTTCCCAAGGGTTCGCCGCCCATCCAGAACATGCTGCACCCCTCACTTGAGGTGCACTACCCGCGCCTTGGCGATATCCCTATTGACCCCACGTCCATCGTGTTCCTGACGGGTAACCTATCCAGTGACGGGGTGGGCGACAGTCTCAAGGCGCATACCCGTAACCGCATTATCCCTCTGACGGTATGCAAACCAGACGCAGACCAGTGGATTGAGTGGGCGATGGACCACGACATTGAGCCGGTTGTCATGGCATGGGTTAAGCAGTTCCCTCATGCGCTGGCTAGCTATCTCGACGAGGGCCAGACGGACAATCCATATATCTACAACCCCAAGAAGATGCAGACATCCTTCGTGTCGCCCCGGTCACTGGAGCGGGCTAGCTACATCGTGCGAGCCAGAGGCGAGATAGATCAGGACAGTCTTATCGCTGCCTTGTCTGGTGCTATTGGCGAAGCAGCAAGCCGGGATATGCAAGCCTATATCGCGTATCAGGATCAGCTGCCCACGTGGGAGAGCATCATGAAGTCGCCCAAGACTACCAGCGTGCCCGATAGCGCTGGCGCGTGCGCCGTCATGGTCTTTGGTGCGATAGCCAAGCTGGACAAGAACAACATCACTCCGTTCATGGAGTACGTGGAGCGCTTCGAGCCGGAGTGGCAAGCGGCCTTCTGTATCAACCTCGCTAAGAGCAAGACCAAGCAAGCCGTGGCGTTCAGCAGCAAGAAGTTCGCTGACTGGGTGCAGAAGAACGAGGACTTACTCTAACAAAACCTACCAACGAGGAGCAACCCGATGGACAACGAAGTAACCGACAAAGAAGAGCGCAAGCTCAAGAGGGCTAAGATCAGCCTGATGCGTGAGCCCAAGTTCGCGCTGTGGTCTGGCATTATGATGATCGGCAAGACTGAGGTGGTGGACAACGAGCCTACCGCTTGCACTAACGGACGCGACGAGCGTTACGGACGCAAGTTCATTCAGTCCCTGACAGACAAGGAGCTGGCGTTCATCGTGCTGCACGAGAACTTGCACAAGGCGTTTAAGCACCTGACCACGTGGCGCAAGCTATGGGAAGAAGATAGCGAGCTGACTAACTGGGCCTGTGACTACGTTATCAACCTGATGCTGGTGAACATGGACCCGCAGGAGCAGTACATCTCGCCGCCGCGTAGGGATGGCAAGGTGTTCGTTCTTATCGACAGAGCCTTCGCAAACATGAACACCAAGCAGGTGTTCGATATACTCAAGCAGGAGAAGAAGGATGCTAAGAACGGCAAAGGTAATGGTGCTGGCCGTTGTTATTCTGATGGGGGCGGGGCTTTTGATCGTCACGATTGGGATGGTGCTAAGGAACTATCAGAAGAGGAGCGCAAAGAGCTTGAGCGCGAGATCGACCAAGGGCTTCGCCAAGGACTGATGGCCGCTAAGAAAGCCGGTCATGGGGCTGGTGACTTGGATCGTCTTGTTGGCGACATGCTTACGCCTACGGTGGACTGGCGCGAACAGATGCGGGAGTTCGTCAAGTCTATCTGCAATGCCAAGGACACTTCATCATGGCGCAGGGTCAACCGGCGCTTCCTGTCTGGCGATACGTATATGCCTACGCTAGTGGGCGAATGTGTCGGGCGTATCGTGGTGGGCGTTGATACGTCTGGTTCGATCAGTGGTGCCGATATCACGCGCTTCCTCAGTGAGGTCAAGGCTATCACTGACGAGGTACATCCCGAGAAGATCGACCTGATGTACTGGGATGCTAGCGTGTCGGGGCATGAGGAGTACGACGAGGGCAACATGAGCACCCTTGTGGAGAGTACCAAGCCGCGAGGTGGTGGCGGCACTGATCCGCGTGCCGTTATGAACTACATCAATAACCGTAACATGCAGCCCGAGTGCATCGTGATGCTAACCGATGGAGCGATAAGTGATTGGGGTACTGAATGGACTGCGCCAGTTCTTTGGGCAATCACCGGACGGGGTATCACTGCCCCAAATGGTAAGTCTATCCACGTTGAGAACTGACCCGATGGCTAGGGCAATCGTGAGGATAGGCTACAAAGATTATATTATGAATACGGCGGATGCGCTGCACATCCTAGACTTACTAAGCAAAGCAGAGCGGTACGAGACTACGTATGCGTCCGCTACGAAGAGTAAGACTTACCACGTGTATGATGTACCAATGGAAGACAAGACTGATAGCCTAGAAATAGTACATGACGACCTGTACCGCATGGCGAAGCTAGCGGGCAGACCAATCAAGGGATGACATTCGTCACCCTTAACCAAGGAGCAACTACAATGACTGTGATTACTACAATCGAAGGCTTGCCTGTTATAAACGCGAAGAAGCCCCTCATGCTGAACATAACGCCGGAGGATATCAAAGCCGCGAGGAAACATTCGCCGGGTAACTGTGCAGTAGCTAAGGCGTGTAAGCGGGAATGGGAGGTCGAGGAGGTTCGCGTGCATCTCTCGCGTATCTACATCCGCCGCAACGAGAAGAACTGGATTAGGTTCGCAACACCATCTCCGATGCGTAACGAGATCATTTCGTATGATCGGGGTGGTGAGTTCTTACCCTCGGTGTTTACCATCAAGCCTGTCTCTCCGTCTCAGCGCACGGGCAAGAGGCAGGGGACCAATACCGACAAGAACGACAAGAGCCGGACCCTTCGCAAGAAGCGCAAGGCGTACACTGTTGTTAAGGGTGTCCGTGTAGCGGCGCACAAGTAGGACCAACCGGGGGTACGGTATGCGCCGTACCCCCACACTAACAAGGAGCAACGACAATGAGCATCACATCATCTTCCGTGCTGACCGAGATGAACATCTCCGTCTGGACCGCTAACAAGGTAGACAAGGGCGCTACCGATAGCGTGACTAACAACGCCTACGCAGTTAAGGACGCTGCCCAAGTCCGCAAGAACCTTATGGCTGGTACTCACCAACGCAAGGCAATCTCTGACTACGCTGCTGCCTGTAGGAACTGGCACAGTACGCGCACGTTGCCGTGGGCGGACCGTGGTCCGAGACTTATGCCGACTAGCTTGTTCATGGAGTACAAGAAGGAAGCTAACCTGCGCCGGGAGACCTTCTTCAAAATGGTGGACGAGTTCGTTCAGGACTACCCCGCTCTGGTGCAGACCGCGCATAACTACCTAGGCAACCTGTTCAACGCCGATGATTACCCCTCTGCCCTCGAAGTGTACAGCAAGTTCGGGTTCCGTCTGGTGTTCTCACCGGTGCCCGAGAGCGGTGACTTCCGACTGGACCTGCCAGCGCAGGAGCTGGACGAGGTGAAGCGTGGCTATGAGGATAGCTTCAAGGACCGCTTGGCCGATGCCATGAAGGAACCTTGGGACCGGCTGCACAAGGTGTTGCTCAACATCTCTGACAGGATGACTGACGACGCTGGCGAAGACGGGACAGAAGCGCGTCGGTTTGCTTCCAACAATACGTTTATCACCAACGCGCAATCCCTGTGTGCTATGCTCACCCATCTCAACGTGACCAATGATCCTAAGCTGGAAGCCGCACGCCGCCAGCTGGAGCAGACTATGGCTGGTGCGGACATTGAGACCATCAAGGAGAGCGCAACGGAACGTGCCGAGATCAAGGGCAAGGTTGACGCAATCCTTAATCAGTTCGAGTGGTAGGACCAGACATGCTTAACGATATTGACTTTGACTTCGTGGACTTCGGTATATCCAACCTTGGCTGGGCTAAGAGTAAGACCAAGACCTACGACAAGCCCATGCAACTTAATATCAAACTGGCACCGCTAGCATACGAAGCCGCTAAGAAGTTCCCTAAGTGGGTATTCTCGGGCGTGCCCCAACGTAGTTATGACGACCGGATAGAGATATCGAAGCTTGGCGTGTACGAGAACCGGGAGAAGATAGGTACTCTGAGTATCTGCAATTCCAAGTACGTCATTGATAATGACCGCATCAATACGGCACGCAAACGGGGTGACGGAGCACAGACAGGCAGCATTAAGAAAGCGCTGGCGCTTATGGCTAAGTCCTTCGGTGGTAAGACTATCGAAGAGAAATCGCGGGAGGCGTATGACAAGTTGGCGGGTGCTCTAGGTTCTAGCCACAGTCTTAAACAGATGGACTATAACAATGCGGTTAGCGCCCTCTTACGTCACCTAACGGTGTATGCCCTTGAGAACTTTGAGGTAACTGCTGCTGCTGCTATCGCAGCGGGCGGTAATGCCGGACAAATCAATGGTATCCCGGAAACTAGAGATGACCGCGATACAGTCTCAACAATACACAATGCCCTGCACGGTAAGCGTGGGCGGTTCGTTATGATCGACGGTAGCGATTATGTTGTATCTAAGAGCCTAGACTTTGAACCAGAGCTTTACTCAAGCGACACACTGCCAGCACCTATTAAGCTAGGTATTGGTATGCTCAAGCTGCTTGAGGACAACCACTTCATGAAGGACGTAGGGTTCAGGCTCAACGCCACAACCTTTTACGTGCTGGCGGAACCTGACTGATGGATGACAAGAAGAAAGGGCGGGGTAAGGGCAAGGACGAGGCGTTAGTACACGTTAACGTCCGCTTGCCCCCCGCTGTAGTAGGTTTCTATAAGCAGTCCCCCAACTACACCAAGCGTATGCGGGAGATACTGACGGACTTCGCTTACGGCGATATCGACTACACAAAGAAATAATTCTATTTGACTTTGTCCACCCACACGATTAAGATACCTTCATGGCACAAACACCTGAGAAAAAAGTTAAAGCTAAAGTCGTAGAGATACTCAAGGCTCACGGCGTTTATTATTTCTTCCCTGCTACATTTGGTATGGGGCGCAGCGGCGTACCCGATATTGTGTGCTGCTACCAAGGTAAGTTCTTAGCCATTGAGTGCAAGGCGGGCGCGGGTAAGACCACGGCGCTACAGGAGCGAGAGCTTGCGGCTATCAAGGCGGCTGGTGGTATGCAGCTGGTGGTCAATGAGAAGAACGTAGGCGAGGTAGCCGTGCTGCTGAACGTGCTGCGGAAGACGGAACTGTCATAGTGCAGATCATCACCCTCGACTTCGAAACTTACTACTCCCAGAGCTTCTCGTTATCCAAGATAACGACGGAGGAGTACATCCGCTCGCCTGAGTTCGAGACTATCGGCGTATCAGTTAAGGTGGATGACGGCGAAGCCATCTGGTTCAGCGGGTCGTGGGCCGATACCAAGAACTTCCTTAACCGGTTCGACTGGGACAACGCGGTGGCAGTAGCCCACAACGCTGTATTCGACATGGCTATACTTAGCTGGGTGTACGACATCCGGCCCAAGCGCATTGCGGATACTCTGTCTATGGCGCGTGCGCTGGGTGCGGGTAGTGTCAGCCTTGCTAACCTAGTTAAGCAGTACAAGCTGGGCGAGAAGGGCGATGAGGTCGTCAACGCGCTGGGTATGCGTAGGCTGGACTTCGATGCGGCAGCACTGCGCCGCTACGCTGCTTACTGCAAGAACGACACCGAGCTAACGTACAAGCTGTTTAACGTGCTGGGCCCGAACTTCCCTGTGTCTGAGCTGCGCCTTATCGATCTGACCATACGTATGTTTACGGAGCCAACCCTAGAACTAGATGTGGTGAAGCTGAAGGATCACCTATTTAACGTTCAGAAGGTTAAGGGGGACCTGCTTCTTTGTGTTGCTGCTAACCAAGAAGTCCTAATGAGCAACCCAAAGTTTGCTTTAGCGCTAAAGAACATGGGTGTCACCGCACCAACGAAGATCAGCCCGACCACGGGTAAGGAGACCCTTGCGCTTGGCAAGAACGACGAGGACTTCAAGGCACTGCTGGAGCACGAAGATGTACGGGTGCAGGCATTGGTGGCCGCACGGCTAGGCGTGAAGTCTACGCTGGAGGAAACAAGGACTGAGCGGTTCATAGGCATAGCCAAGCGGGGCAAGCTGCCCATCCCACTACGCTATTACGCAGCGCACACCGGACGGTGGGGGGGCGATGACAAGGTGAACATGCAGAACCTGCCGCGTGCGTCAGCGCTTAAGTTCGCAATGCTAGCCCCTAAGGGTCACGTTATGATCGACAGCGACAGCAGTCAGATCGAAGCACGTACTCTGGCATGGCTAGCGGGACAGGAGGACTTGGTCGAAGCCTTTGAGAAGGGCGAGGACGTGTACAAGATCATGGCGTCTAAGATTTACAACAAGCCCGAGGCCAACATTACCAAGGACGAACGGTTTGTAGGCAAGACCACGATCCTTGGGTGCGGCTACGGTATGGGCGCTGCCAAGTTCAAGAAGCAGCTGAAGACCTTTGGCGTTGAGATCAGCGAGGAAGAAGCGCAAAGCATCATTGACACCTACCGCACAAGCTACCCTGCTATCCCGAAGTTATGGAGGAAGGCCGGGGCCGTACTAGAAACTATAATTGGCAACCTGACGGAGAAGTTTGGCCGCGATGATTTGCTGGTAGTGGAGGGCACGAAGGGTATCCTCTTACCTAACGGGCTGTACCTACGTTACCCCAACCTACGGACATCTAAGGACGAGGACGGTAAGCCCGAGTACGTCTACGATACCAAGAAGGGCAAGACGACTGTGCCTAACCGTATCTACGGCGGCAAGGTGGTGGAGAACGTCTGCCAAGCTCTGGCCCGCATTATCATTGGGGAACAGATGCTGCTGATAGCTAAGAAGTACAAGGTTGCCATGACGGTGCATGACGCTATCGGGTGCGTAGTTCCCGAAAGTGATGTTGATGTTGCGCTGGAGAATATCCAGATATTTATGCGTATTCGCCCGACATGGGCACCTGACCTACCGCTCAACTGCGAAGCAGGTGCGGGCAAAAGCTATGGAGACTGTTAATGCACCCCGCTATCGAACTACTTATCGCCCGTATGCAGAGCAACCCTGAGGAGTTTATCAGGGGCGAATGGGAAATGGAGGAAGGTAATTGCATGGCCCATGCGAACGAGGAAGAACTTGCTGCGCTGAAAGCCACCCGCCGCACTATAACACTCGACGGGATACACAAGCTGATAATGAAGCACCTACTTACTCCAGAGCAGACGGATTTGTTTACAGGAATGACGAACCAGAAAGCCCCTAAACCATGACCGACTTCAAGTTTACCCAAGACTGGTTTCACTGGGCCCCAGAAATATGGCAACAGCTAACACCGACGCTGCCGGAGCGTAAACGTTTCTTGGAACTGGGCGCGTTCGAAGGACGTAGCACGGCGTGGATCGTAGAGAACATGCTCGAAGACGACGGCACACTTATCTCTGTTGATACGTGGGAAGGCGCAGAGGAGCACGTTAAAATGGGGCTGGCGATGCCAGACGCCGAAGATAACTACGACCACAACCTGAACCTGCTGGGTGAGCAGCACCCCAGACGGGCGGTGCTCAAGTTCAAGATGACTTCCTACGAGGCAATTACCCGGATAGCCGGTGGACCGCAGTTCGACTTCGTTTACGTAGACGCTTCGCATACTGCGCCCGACGTACTTACCGATGCTTGCGTAGCTTGGCCGCTGCTCAAAGACAAAGGCGTTATGGTGTTCGATGACTACCTGTGGGGCGAACAACGCGACGTGCTGCACAGACCCAAGCTGGCTGTTGATGCCTTCGTTAACATATTCGCAGAGCAACTGAAGCCCGTGCACATGGGCTACCAGTACATAGTGAGGAAAGAGAAATGAGAGACGAGGTTAGGTTAAACTTTAGATGGACTGCCGGGGAAGAAGCCAAGCCAAATAAACGGCACGTCCAAGAGCTTTTGGACAGCGACTGGTTACTGTCTGCGGATTTTCTTAAGGACGTTATTTTCGAAGCTACCGAACTATACAACGAAGTTCTTACCAAGAAGCATATACCCAAATGACCGACGAAATCAAAGTAGCCGTTAAAGACCCCAACGCTAAGCCTAGCATTATGATTGCCACGCCGATGTACGGTGGCATGTGCACGGGGCACTACGTAAGCGGCCTGCTCGCTGCTGTGTCCAAACTGCGTGACATGGGCGTGAAGGTGTACTGGGCGCAGATGATGAACGAGAGCCTGATTACCCGGGCGCGTAACGATCTGGCTAACACGTTTCTGGAACGCGGCCACGACTACCTTATGTTTATCGACGCAGACGTGGGGTTCACCGCCGAGGCTGTGCTTACTCTGTTTGCTGCTGATCGGGACGTTGCCTGCGGTATCTACCCTAAGAAGGAAGTGGACTGGGCACGGGTAGAAAAGGCCGCGAAAGACGGCAAGGAGGGCTTACAGGACTACGCTGGGTCCTTCGTGTTCAACATGATCGGCACAGGCCACGCAGAGACCGACTCCGATGGCATGATCGAGGTGCGTCACGCCGGTACTGGCTTCATGCTAATCAAGCGGGGGGTGTTCGAACACCTGAAGCCCCATGTGCCTACGTACCGCGTAGCATCCTTTAAGGACGAGAACGGTGAGTATGCCAAGCCGCTGATCCACGAGTACTTTGCTACCAGCATCGACGAAGGTGGGGCGTTACTGTCCGAGGACTACCACTTCTGCGAACTGTTCAGGAAGCACGGAGGTAAAATCCACGCCAACCCGTTCCTCCAGTTGCAGCACGTGGGTACGTATGTGTACGGCGGGGATATCGTGAAGTCTGGGGGCAACCTGAAATGATACTATTCTGGACACAGGCCAAAGAGAAAATCCTTAAGGCGTTGTGGAGCAAAGGTTCTAGCGCTAGGGAGATTGGGGACAAAGTCGGGGCCACGCGAAACGCTGTTATTGGTAAGGCTAGGAGGCTTAACCTCGAAGCGAGAGTACCCGAAAGCTTCGTAACAAAGACTAAGAAAGCGCCAATTAAAAAGGTTGCTCCTCCGCCTCCTCCGCCGCCCCCTGCTACCCCGGGAGTAAAGTACTTACCTAGGGGGAGCGCTTCGGACGTGCTTATGTCTTTGTCCGCTGACAACTGCCGGTGGCCGGATGGTGATCCGGCGGGTTATGACTTTACCTTCTGTGCTGGTAAGAAGCAGGGTAGCTCTCCTTATTGCAAAATACATAGTGAGATAGCCTACCCACCCTTAACAGCAAGGAGAGGTAGATGACTACCGGAGCTGAAATGTTGATGCAGGCTCACGATACCATACGGGAGCGGGGCAGGTCATATGGGCCCATTAAGCAAAACCACGAGCGCATTGCAGCAATCTGGAGCACGTTGCTGCAACACCCAGTGACCCCGGTTCAAGTTGCCATGTGTATGGTCGGTGTTAAACTTGCTAGGTTAATGGAGACCCCAAACCATGAAGATTCAGCAGTCGATATCGCAGGTTACGCTTCGTGCATTAGAGAATGTCAGGAGGGCTGAGAACATGTTGGAGGAGGCTGGAGATTTCTTTAGCAAGCTACGGGGAGAAGTCGGTACCAATGAACGGTACGTGGACGCTATCTGGAACTTGCGTTACCCTAAGGCGTTCCCCAAGGCTTCGTCGGCATGGCCCTATAGGTCCGCCGAAAATAGAGTTGAGATACCAAACAAAGTGAGAGTCCTACGCCCGTGACTGACCGCAAAGAATCCAAAAAGAACATGCTCGAAAGCGCTAGGATGCTGGATTGGATGAACCGTGCAGAAGACGAACACTATATCAGGCACAACCAGAAGTCAGCCGAACTTATTGCTTACAACTTTGAACGTGGGATGTCCCGTACTCAGCTGGTACGTATATGGGGCTACAAACTTGTAGAAGCAGTAGTAGGTATGGAGACGACGAAATCCGTGAAGGACGAAAAACCTAAAGGGAGTAGTTGGGATGAAAAAGTACGTGGGACGGGAACCACCGCTACACCCAGCCGGGTGCGGCATAGCCATGGTTCTTTCTCTGGTCTTTTGGATAATCATAATTTACGTCGGGCAGATGGTCTATGATTACGTGGTCCTACAGTAGTATTAAGACCTTCGACCAATGTCCGAAGAAGTACTACCACCTCAAGGTAGCCAAGGACGTTAAGGATGAAGGTAGCCCTGCTACACTCTATGGACAGGAAGTACACAAGGCGGCTGAAGACTATATAAAGTTCGGCACCCCCATCCCGACCAAGTTCAAGTTCGTTGAGCCTGTCGTGTCTGCCTTTAACAATATCCCCGGCGAGAAGCACACGGAGCTAAAGCTGGGTGTCAAGAAGACGGACGCTGGCTACGAGCCTTGCGGGTTCTTCGACAAGGACGTGTGGTGGCGCGGCATTGCCGACCTGCTCATTGTAAGCCGGGGTAAGGCATGGCTGGCTGACTATAAGACCAGCAAGAGCGCCAAGTACGCAGACACTAAGCAGCTAGACTTACTGGCTGGCGCTGCGTTCCTGCACTTCCCACAGCTCCAGCGGATCAAGTCGGCGCTAGCGTTCGTGGTCAGCAACGAGTTTATCAAGAAGTCCCACGATGCCACGCAGCGGGACACTTATATTAATACGTTTAACCCTGAACTGGAGCGCCTAGCTAGTGCCCACCAGACGGGGGTTTGGAACGCCGTAACTGGCCCGCTATGCGGCTGGTGCCCCGTAACTAGTTGTGAACATTACAGGAGACGTTGATGCCCTACAAAGACCCCAAGGACCGTAAGTATAAGAACGCTGCCAAGTATGAAGACAGCCCGAAGCAGGTGAAGAACCGCGTAGCCCGCAATGCCGCCCGTAATAAGCTGATGAAGGCTGGCAAGGTGAGCAAGGGTGACGGTAAGGACGTTGCCCACAAGAAGGCGTTCGACAAGGGCGGCTCCAACGCAGATGGCGTGCGTGTGGAGAGCGCGTCGGCTAACCGCTCCTTCAAGAGAGACAGCAAGCACAACCTCGTGTCCGAAGTCAGCAAGCGCGAACGGACAAAGAAGAAAAAGTAATGACCATACTCACTGACTACAAGTGGACGGGCAAGTTCAAACCATTTGCCCACCAGAAGGAAACGTCTGACTTCTTGTCCCGCCGCCGCAAGGCGTTCTGCTTCAACGAGCAGGGCACGGGTAAGACTGCATCCGTCATCTGGTCCGCCGACTACCTAATGAAGCTGGGCAAGATCAAGCGGGTGCTAGTCATCTGCCCCCTGTCCATCATGAAGTCGGCATGGCAGCAGGACATGTTCAAGTTCGCCATGCACCGCAGTTGTTCGGTGGCCCACGGGGATGCCAAGCAGCGCAAGAAGATCATCGCGGCTGGCTCGGAGTTTGTCGTTATCAACTTCGACGGGCTTGCCGTGGTCAAGGACGAGATCATCAAGGGTGGCTTCGACCTGATCGTGGTGGACGAGGCTAACGCCTACAAGAACCCCATGACCAACCGCTGGAAGGTGCTGCGCGACGTAGCCGCCGCAGCTAAGGGTCTATGGATGCTTACTGGTACGCCAGCAGCACAGTCGCCACTGGACGCCTACGGCCTAGCCAAGCTGGTAAACCCGGACAATACGCCCAAGTACTACGGCCAGTTCCGGGATCAGGTTATGTACAAGGTCACCCAGTTCAAGTGGGTAGCCAAGCCGGGATCACAAGATACGGTACATCAGGTACTCCAGCCCGCTATCCGGTTCGAACGTGACCAGTGCCTAGACCTGCCGCCTGTCACTCACGTAGAGCGCGAAGCGCCGCTTACCCCCCAGCAGGCTAAGTACTACAAACTGCTTAAGGATAAGATGACTATGGTAGCCGATGGGGAGTCCGTTACCGCCGTCAACGCAGCTACCAACCTCAACAAGCTACTCCAGATCAGCGGTGGTGCGGTCTACACGGATACAGGCGAAGTCGTTGAGTTCGACGTTAGCAACCGCCTGAACGCTGTCCTTGAGGTGATCGAGGAGTCTAGCCACAAGGTGTTGGTGTTCGTGCCCTTCACACACACTATAGAGCTGCTCAAGGCTACGCTCGACAAGCACGGCGTCAGCAACGACGTTATCAACGGCAAGGTCTCGGTAAACAAACGTAGCGACATAGTTACGCGGTTCCAAGAGAAGCCCGACCCCTACGTGCTTATCATCCAGCCACAAGCTGCATCCCACGGATTGACGTTAACGGCGGCGAACACCATCATCTGGTATGCCCCAGTGACATCCGTTGAGACTTACTTGCAGGCAAACGCCCGCATCAACCGTCCGGGCCAGCACAACCCCATGACCATCGTACATATCAAGGGCAGCGAGATTGAAAGCCGCCTGTACAGCATGTTACAAAGCAACATCAACAACCACGAAAAGATAATCGACCTTTACCACCAAGAACTCTCCGGTACCGCTTGACTATGTCAAATACATAGGTACGTTAGGGTCAGAAGGAGCAACTATGACCGACACCATTGATACTAAGAAACTGGAGAAGACCATCGAAGAGATGGTTGGTATCTACATCAAAATCCGTAACCGGATTGAAGAGGCCGAAGAGCGCCACAAGTCGGAGCTCGAAAAGCTTAAGGAAGAATACGACATCGTTAGCCAGCACCTGCTGGGTATTTGTAACGAACAGAACCTAGACAGCATCAAGACCCCTGCTGGCACTGTCTCCAGACGGGTATCGTCGCGTTACTGGACTAGTGACTGGGCTCACATGCACCAGTTCATTCTTGATAACCAAGCGCCGTTCCTTCTGGAGCAGCGTATCCACAACGGTAACATGAAGCAGTTCTTAGAAGAAAACCCAGACACGCTGCCTATCGGACTTCAGGCAGACCGCAAGTTTGTTATCCAAGTCCGCAAACCCACAAGCAAGTAAGGAACTCCTATGTCTAACGTAACCATCTTCAAGAGCAAGGACGCTGTCGTTTCGGCGGGCGCACGCGAGCTCAGCGATTTCGCCAAGTCCCTTTCCACCGGGGGCACGACAAGCCGCCGCATCCAGACCAACACCAACGGCACCTTTAAGCGCATCATCAACGGTGAGCAGATCGGTAACGCTGTCCGGGGTGAGATCAACGTCATCATCCTACATGCTTTGCCGAAGGTCTCACGCATCTACTACGCAGAGAAGTTTGACCCTAACAAGGAAGCATCGCTGCCTGACTGCTGGTCTAACCTAGGTGACAAGCCGGAAGCCGCTGCTGGTAACCCCCAGCATACCAACTGCGCAGACTGCACCATGAACATCAAGGGTTCGGGTGACAACGGTGGTCGTGCTTGCCGGTTCCAGCGCCGCATCTCGGTCCTGCTGGCTGATGATCCGTCTGGCGATGTATACCAGTTCAACGTCCCGGCCAAGTCCTTGTTCGGTAAGGGCACGGGTAACGTGCATCCGTTCGAGAGCTACGTGAAGTACCTGCTGGCTAACGGCGAAAGCCCCGATGCCGTGGTCACCAACATCAGCTTTGACTCTAACGCTGACACTATGGAGCTGCTGTTCACCCCCCTGCGCAACATCTCAGACGAAGAGTACGCAGGTGTTAAGGCTGCTCAAGCGAAGCCGGAGACCAAGCGGTACACCATGATTACGGTGGCTCAGACGGACGGCGTTAAGAAGCAGCCCCTTGCTGTGGAAGCTAAGCCCGCTCCCAAGGTTACCCGTAGTGCGGAGCCGGAATATGAGGTTGAAGCCGATGCCCCAGCCGAACCCGTGAAGCGTGCCGCCAAGAAGCAGGAAGCTGCACCAGCCGCTAAGAAGGACATTGCGTCCGTGGTTAGCGCTTGGGGCGAAGACGATTAACCATGATTTATGGCTATAGCGCACGGTTAGTTACGCTTAACAAAGAAGCTAATGGTCACCTGCTTGGAGTGAAGCTGGGGAGGGAGTGCATGGAGCGCAACCTCCCGGTGACACAGGTCGCCCGGGAACTGGGAGTAAGTAGGCAAACTATTTACAACTGGTTCTGCGGGAAGGGCTGTCCGCGTAGGGACAAAGCTACTGTGGTTACAGCGTACCTAGCCCGCCTCAAAAAGAACAAGTAGACCTCCACGGTTATTCATGTCTGGTTTCGACCTACTCAACGCTGTCCAACCGGACAGTGGCTGGTTCGCTGTCCTCGGTATCAAGGGGAAAGGGGACGTACGCCAAAAGCTTGTGGCTACCCGTGAAGAGGTAGACCAGATAGCCGCCGACTATATGGCACAGGGTAGAAACGCCTTCTTTGGGGTTGCTAAATACGAGACAGACAAGGGCCGCACTAAGGATAACGTGAAGGCCATAAAGGCGTTCTGGCTAGATATCGACTGCGGGGAAAGCAAAGCCGAGGTTGATGAGAAGACTGGTAGACCCGACGGATACATAGACCAGCCTACAGCACTAGGGGAACTAAAGCGGTTCTGTAAGCTAGTCGGTTTGCCCAAGCCTATCCTCGTTAACTCGGGCCGAGGTGTCCACGTGTACTGGGCGCTGACCGAGGAGGTTACCCGGGAACAATGGGAGCCTGCGGCTGACCGGCTACGGCAGCTCTGCAATACCCACGAGCTGTACGTTGATCCAGCAGTCTTCGAAGTGGCTCGCGTGCTGCGTATCCCCGGCACGTTGAACTTCAAGGACGACCCGGCGACAGAGGTAACTATCATAAATGAGGCCGCACCAGTCAATTTCGAGGCGTTTCGCAGCCTGCTAGGGGTCAAGGAGAAGCCCGTAGCGCCGCCCAAGCGGGAACTAAGTGAGCTTGCCAAGTCCCTGATGGACAACACTATATCGGTGTTTTCCAAGATCATGCGCCGCAGCGAAAAGGGCAACGGGTGCCAGCAGCTATGGGACTGCTACGAGAACCGGGCCACCTTGTCCGAGGTCCGCTGGTTTAACGCCCTGTCTGTAGCCAAGTTCTGTAGGGACAAAGACAAGGCCATCCACAAGATGTCCGAGGGTTACGACGACTACGATCCCGCAGCTACCGAGCAAAAGATACGGCACATAGGTGGCCCGCACAGCTGCAAGGAGTTTGAGAAGAACAACTCGGGTGGCTGCGATGGGTGTCCGTTTAAGGGCAAGATTAAGGGCCCCATCGTTCTGGGCAAGGAAGTCCTCGAAGCTACAGAGGAAGACAACGTAGTAACCGAGGAGCCCGAGGAAGAAGGTGCGGAAGCCACAGTACATAGAATACCCAAGTACCCGGACCCATATTTCCGGGGCCTGAACGGCGGCGTCTACTACATGCCACCCGGGGGCGAGAAAGAGGCTGAGCTTATCTATGCAGACGACATATACGTCGTCTCACGGGTAAGGGACCCCAACGTAGGCGACGGTGTCGTCATCAAACTACATATGCCGAAAGAGGGTATCCGGGAGTTCACGGCGTCCAACGACGACCTGTCAAGCAAGGACGAGCTACGCAGCATACTGTCTCTGAATGGCGTGATGTGCAAAACCAAACAGTTTAACAGGGTTATCGACTACATCGTCGATTCCTGCGCTGAAATTAGATACAAAGGGAAAATGAACGAGATGAGACTTCAATTCGGTTGGGCTGACAACGACAGCAAATTCATCATCGGTGACCGTGAGATCAGCAAGGACGGTAGCTTCTATAGCCCGCCTTCCGGGACCACAAAGGCCATGGCCGACAAGATGCAGCCAAAGGGCACGCTGGAGAAGTGGCGGGATGTCTTTAACCTGTACGGCAAGCCCGGGCTAGAACCCCATGCGTTCGCAGCGCTGTCTGCCTTCGGCTCACCCCTGCTTAAGTTCACCGGCCAGAGCGGGGCCCTGCTCAACATCGTTCACCCTAGGTCGGGTACGGGCAAGACGACCATCCTGCATATGATTAACAGTGTATACGGCGACCCCCTGACGCTGTGTATGAACAAGGAAGATACGCATAACTCGCGTATGCAGATGATCGGCGTGCTTAGGCACCTTGCGCCAACCATCGACGAGATCACCAACATGCTGCCGCAGCAGATATCGGACCTTGCCTACGCCGTCCCGCAGGGTCGGGCCAAGGAGCGCATGAAGGGGTCAACAAACGAGCTTCGGCTTAACGCCACAATGTGGCAGTTGATGTTGGTCAGTAGCTCCAATTCGTCCCTGTATGAGAAGTTGTCGGCGCTTAAGGGCGCACCAGACGGCGAGATGATGCGTATCATGGAGTACAAGATCGACTACACAACGGCGCTAGAGCAGTCCTACGCTAAGGAAATGTTCGACCACCAGCTGCTTAACAACTACGGGCACGCGGGGCCTATCTACGCCGACTACCTGATAAAGAACCGGGACGAGGTCATATCAGATGTCCTCAAAACCCAGAGTAACGTTGACCTTGAGCTTAAGATTACCCAGCGCGAGCGGTTTTGGTCGTCGGTAGTAGCGTGTAACCTTGCGAGTGGCCGCATCGCCAAGAGGCTTGGTCTGCTTGATTGGAACTTGAAGACCATCAGGGAGTTCTCTTACGACATGGTCAACGGGCTTCGTAATGAGGTCGTACCCCCGGTCAACAACCCTGTGGGGGTCGTCGGTGACTTCATGAACAGGCATTACCACAACATGCTAGCCATAAATGACGGCGTAGACTTGCGGTCTGGCCTTAACGTAGCGCCGAGGGTGGAGCCCAAGGGTGAGCTTATTATACGGTATGAGCCCGACACCAAGCGGATGTTCATCGTGTCCAAGGCGTTCAAGAACGACTGCGTGAAGTTCCAGATCAACTACCGAGACACTGTGAACGAGTTGCTAAAGATGGGCATCATCACCAAGCTCGACGATAAGCGCATGGGCAAGGGCACGAACCTTATGTCCACCAACGTGCACACGCTGATCTTCGATACCACGCACAAAGAGTTCTTGGACATGAACGCTTTCCTGCCCCCTGAGGTACCCGATGCTGGTGGAGAAGGTTAGCTACGACATCAACTGGAAGGCGTTTAAGCGGGGGTACTCGTTCTTTATACCTTGCCTAGACCCCGTGCGTGCCAAGCAGGAGATACTTCGTACCACAAAAAGGTTCAAAATCCCTGTGGTTACGAAGGTGGTTATCATAGAGGGCATAAGAGGCTTGCGGGTCTGGCACACGTGAGTTAACTTTACCCCGAGAGAGTTGCTCCTCTCGTTAGTTGGTGTGGTCTAACTGGCCCTCGTCGGGAAACTGACGGGGGTCTTTTTATTGCTTAAAGGGCTTCGTGGGTTCCGCGATTGGCCCCCCGGCTATGTACCACTCTAGGTCATCCAGATAATCGTCTTCTATGGGCACACCGTCTATTTCGCTGTCTCTCTTCTTCAAGAAGGCTTCGTAAGAATTATCCAAAGTTTCGTCGTCTATCTGGAACTCTTCTCCGGGGTACCGCGTATTGTACTTCTCTATTGCTTTACCAGCCGCGACAGCTTTGTCGCTATCGTCTGTAGCCATGGCTACGTTCATCAACGCTATGGCACGTGCCTTTTCTGTGTTGGCACGCTGTATCTGCTTAATAGCTTCAAACCGCATATTTTGCTGACGGGAAATTGCCTCGGGTGTGAAACCAAGGAACGCAGCTATCTTGCTGATGGTGTCTATATCTTCGGGCGCAACGACCTGAGAACCCTTGCTCGTCTCAAGTCCTTCGGTTACCACGCGCTCGCCCATAATTGGGCCTTTGAGAAAACCGGGCATAACCCGTTCTACGCCGCGTAGGATGTCACCGTTGTTCCAGTCTTTTGCAGCAAGGTCTATGTTGGTACCGAGGGACACGGTAGGTCCAAGGTTAGCAAGCAAAAAGTTCTTGGCGGTCTCGACCCACGTATCTCCGGGCAAACCTTCCCGGAACCACATACCGTTGTACGAAGTGCTTGGAGCAAAGTTAAACCCGGATAGGGCGGATATTGGACCAATTTCTAGTATTCGAGCTAGGCTAGATTGTTTTCCTCCCAACGTAGGAACAGTTATATCCCCGAAGTGACTTGGCAGGTACTGATAGCGGAACCTAGCGTCTGCATTGTTCGCAAGGTAGGGGTTCAATTCTCTACGCTTACGCTTGTCCTCGTCATCCTCAAACTGATCCAATGCAAGGTCTATGATGCTGTTAACTACACTATACAGTGGCAGACCTGTTGCGCCACCAAACACAGCGGCCATAGCCAAAACGCCCAGTAGTTCCTTACGGGCTTCGATCTTAAGCTCGGGGTCCAAACCCCGTGTTGACATCAAGATAGCCTTTACGAAGAACTTCGTCTGAACCGCAGAGAACATCTTAAACATGAATATGGACCTACCAACGGGGTGCTTGAACACCGGAGGCCGTTCTGTAGCTCTATAGTCGCCAAGTTTATCGAAGGTACCCTCTGCCGCTTCGTCGATAGCGGCAGCATGGGCGTCTTTCTCCGACATAGTCTTTCTGAACTTATCGTAAGCCAGATCGTACCACATAAGGAACGACATCTCGCGGGACATAGCTTCCGTAGCACCAAACATGCTTGTCGCCGCATCATATACTGTCTGCTGCAACCGTTTAGTCGCCTTGGAAGACAAGTTAGTTGGCGTCTTTGTACGCCCTGTTACAGTAGCAACTTCCGTCTGCGCGACTACCCGGCGTAGCACCGCCTCTCTAAGGGCGGCACTCCTTCTAGGGTTATTTTTAACGCGGCCCGCTTTTTTGAGCGAAGGCATCGTAAGCATTACGTCGCCGTCTTCGTCAGACTCCTTAATCTGGAGCGCATCAAACGCTGCCAAGTACTGTAAGAATTTCACATTACCCTTAATGAACCCATAGCGGGACCACAGTGTGGGCATCACGCGCATAGGTATAGAGGTCATATTCGTAAGGGCACTACGGGCGCTGGACAGGAACCATATGAAGTTCATGGTGTTAAGCGCAGACGCCAGACGGTTACCTACTGGCGGGTTAACGTTCTCCTTAGCAGAGGATACCATCCGCTTCAGCAGCACATCTAGTCGCTGCTTAGTAGCATCGTCCTTCATACCCCCGGTCTTAAGGAGTTCACTCGCCATCTCTATAGCGCGGTCTATACGGTCTACATGCTCCAGCTTGCTGAGTTCGTTAGCGTAGGCTTCGGCTGTAGCGCCAAAAATACGGATAGGGTCGGTGGAGAACCCGGTTCTGTTCTTGGCGTGCATGAAGCGCTTACGGATACTACTGTCAGGCAATGCCTCTAACCGGGCTTGGTAGAACGTATCTTTGAGGCTTTCCTTCTGTGCGTCACCAAGATTTGACTTATCAATTATGTCAAAGGTGGCCGCAAGGGCCCCATCGGAACCTACAAATTCACCACGCTCGTTAGCAGTATCTCCGTGCCCGGACTCGAATACATTGCCGTCGTCAGGCTCTACCCCAAGCTCACCAGCAATTACGCGCTTATAGTGGTTGCGTTCTGCGGCGCTGTCAAACTTATAGAACTCCGGTTCGCCATTAACGCCCCCGGTCTTAACCCGGAACCAGTACTCACCGAACCGCATAAACGGCGAATACTCTTCGGGGACCGTCTCTCTAACTATGTTGTTATACTCGGGGTCTTCAGCGCTCCTAGCCTTTTCATACTGAGCCTTCAACGACTCTTTCATGCTGGTACGAGTATTAGCGTCTAACCCCGGTATGGCATCTACAGCTCTATCAAGCAGTGTACGCCGCAGCGCATACATGTCTTTGTAGAACTGACGCAGCCTTATGTATTCCCGCTGACCGTTCTCCTGCTTACCAAGCTCGTCCCAAGCGGCGTAGGCTTCTTTGATGTGGGCCTCACGCTTTGCGCGGCCTTCCTTGAGGTTTTTAATTTCCCCGGGGATATTGGTGTTTGCAAGGAGCCTAACATATCCTTGCATAACAGAATCGTTCTTAAGCGCCTCACCAACGTTATCGTGTGCTGTCACATCTATCCGGTTCAACCGGGCTAGAACTTGCATTTTGCTTAGGGCCGCGTTGCCGTACTTATGAACAAACTTCTCGGCACTCTTGCCTATTTTATTAAACGCTTCAGTCAGGTTAGCACGCTTAGCAGAGAGGGCGTCTACCTCGGTCTTAATACGCCGAAGGGTAATACCAAACTGCTTATTTACAGACCCAGCGATATCCGCGACAACGGAATCCGGCATAAATTTAAGGAGTACTTCGAGCGAAGGTAGGCTGAAGGCGTTTAGTTTGTCCTTAAGCGCCGCGATAAAGGCAGAGGCGTCGTGTTCCTTTATGGCTGTGCCAACTGCCGCCGTACCTTGGGTAGCATTGAACCCGCGCCGGAACTTTTGAGCGTTAACAGAAAGTTTTTCCTCAACCTCAACAGGGGTACTTGGTTTACCTGCGCTTTCTGAAGCAGTAGCAGCAGCAAACAACGGTAGTTCTTCGGGACCTTTAACCGGCGCAACTTCAGGGGCCGCTCCGGGGGTCGTTCCAAGTGTCGCTCCGGGGGCCGCTTCCGTCTCTGGTACTTCTAGACCAGCGTTTCGCAGAGCTTCTTGGTATTCAGCGTCGATCCCGGGCTTATTCTGCTGGTACGCATAACCAGATATGGCGCGTTCTGCATCGGCTTGGGCCTTGGCTTCAACCTGTGCTTCCTTAGCGGAAAGTGGAGCGGGGGCAGCGGCGGGGGCGGCGATAGGAGCAGCGGGAGCGGCGGGGGTAGGAGCAGCGGGAGCGGCTGGAATAGGAGCAGCGGGAGCAGCGGCGATAGGAGCAGCGGGAGCGGCTGGAATAGGAGCAGCGGGGGTAGGAGCAG